CAAGTCGAAGACAAACAAAAAAGGGGGGCCTAAGGCTCCTCCCAAAAGCAAGGTTTCAGTGAAACCAGCTAGTACACTCCAAGAGTGGACCAGCAAAACGCAATGCCGCGTGTCAGAAGGTTCTGACATCGGAGCTTTGTGTGAGGTGTATCTGCCTCAAATCGCGCAAGTCAAGGGCTGGCGAAATCCAACTGGTGGTCATCCGATGAGCCATCTATCCCGTGCCCAAGCAATCCTGGACTGCACTCGTGACGCTGCGACTCGCATCGAGCATAGCGCTCCCGGTACCAAGGTCTTGAGGTTTGTGGACTTCTACGGGAAACCCAGGTTGAAGTGGGGCAAAGGCTTCGGCTGCCTCGCTGATCCGATGCTCGCTATCGAGTATGTACCTTACGGACCTCAGGATTATGCGGGTGATCTCGCCAGATCTGTGGGACAGCAACGCAATCGCGAATTGCCATTAGGATGCCAATTCTCCATGTTCGTCGATGTGTATGCCGGAACCGGTGTGGATTCCGCCTGCGGTATCACGCCTCAGATGGTGACCGACGCGTGTCTCGTCGTCCCGGAACGCACCACGTATGTGATCCAATGGCAGCTTCAAGAACCTATCGGGGCCATGGTGTACAAGGGTACGAAGACGGTGCAACGCGGAGAATCCTCGGAATCCGTAGCAGTTACCAGTTGTGAGGCGTATTGGCGCACCAGCGACAAAGGCGTGGCTTTCTTTCCAGATGCCGAGTCATCAGGATATCCAATCGGACCTGTGTCGAGCCCCTGGCTACACCAACGATCCATGCCGGTCAATGAAGGCATGCTGCACATCGCACCTATATCGTCGTACGGCACCAACGTCGCTCGATACACGGCGTACGTGGTAGTGCTGGAGCCGCACCCGGTCAAGTCCAAGGACGTGCCGCGCTGTCCGGTGCCCGAGAGCGATCTCGTGGTGGCCTATGGCTCCCCGAAGAGCCTCGCTGCGGACCACATAGACGACTTGATGCGCCAATTCACTCCACTCGTCTCTCTAGTAGAGCATGGTGACAACTTCGACGAGTCGACTCGAAGGGTTATGATCGCTGGCGTTAGAGGTACACATGTGCGAAGTCGCTCGTTGGTGGAGCTCGTCCGCGGTGTGTTGGGACTGCGTGTGCTCTCAGGATTGGTCATACGAGAGGCTTTTGCGACTGCCCAGGCGGCTGCTCGGAAGAACACCTCCTGGGTGGTTCTGGAAGCCCGGTACCCTGGTTATCTTAACTCTCTTGTGTTCAACAGCGTCACATACGCCATGACCAACTGCAAGCCTATCCGATTTGTTGCAGCCATTGACCATGACCGCTCCGTAAACCAAGCCCATGAAGCCGCTCAAAAACGTATAGCCAAGGCTGACTACACCGGAGCCACTGTACCGATGTGGTCACTCCTGAGTTACATGCGCTACGCCGTTGTGATCCATGTCTTGATGGCCACGATCCTGGGCACGTCGTATCTCGATCCAACCGCTTGGGTCTTTCCATTGGCCAGCGTCGTCTCTAGTTGGTTGTTCACAGGGAGCATTCAGATTCATAGTGGCTCTCTAGCAGAGCTAGCAGTCAGAAACGCGGGCGGCATGAAAGCAGATAGCATTGTCCGCTGGGCTGTGATGGCATTGGGAGTCTATGGTGCTGTATCCGAGGAAATCCTCCGCAGCTACTACCCGACCGTGATGCTAGGCCTCGCCGTCTACGAATTCTTTGGCTACGTGCGGCTTGGTGTCGCACCCATCGTGCGCATTCCTGCGCTGCTCATGCACTTTCAGATGCACAGCATGTGCCCTGCCAATTTCGCCCAGCGATTGACCAGCCATCTACTGTTCAATATCGTAGGTGTCGTCGCCGGTGACGCAGTCAGCTATACCTACAATGGTCTGTATGCAGCAGAGATGAACGCCACGAGCTACCAGTTGGACGTCGAAGAATTCTATCACTGGGCCAGCTACTGGGTCCGAGGTAAAAGTGCTCAAGTCAAAAAGGGGATTGTCAATCTGACCAGTGTCGGTGTGCACAAGATGCGCACATTTATCCCAAGATTTCAAGTCCCAGCCCATTTCGATTGGCGTGTGTCACTCATGTCCATTCGGACCGCTGCGCGTACTTATGTCGGGCTTGACGCCGTCGACTTCATCGAAACGTTATGTGTGGACGAATGCTGTTGCGACCATCTAGGACTGTGCCAGAACTGCAGCGTAGCGCGGCCAGTGGAATTCGTTTTCCCAACCATGATGACCAGCGGGTTTCTGTACGCTCCTCGCAACGGTAACGCCTCATTGGGAGTGGCTCTGATCAACCGTAGCCTCCGTGACCCCACCGGGGGTATGTTGTGCGACATCAAGACCGAAACTGCCTACTATGCAACCATCGCCATCGAGATCAAAGCGGCAGCGGCTTGGCTCAAGGCATTGCCTGTGACTATGGAGAAAGAATACACACACGAAGAGTGTGCAGCAGCTATGGGCGGGGCAAAAGGACGCAACTACACGGAGACTCTAGCGCGCATGGTACATGGTGACGTGTTGCTTCGGAATACCATCCAGGAAAAGTGGAATGAACAAGTGAAAAGTGGCTCGCCTACCGTATATTTCGGTACCACACACTGCAAACCCCGTCTTATTTGCGCCGTGTCAACTGATGAGCAGGTCTTGACCATGGGTATAGCCCGTGGCTTGACTGACGCCTTGAAGAAGATATTTAACGGCACGAATGTACATGATGTGGGAGGCAAGAAAGTACGGATATGTCTGGCAAAGGCGGACGCCGCGAGCTTGAACTCATATGCAGAGGGCTTGAAGGGCAACATTCCTATGATCGTGATCAGCGGTGACGACTCAGGATACTCCTCCGGTGGACACCGGTTTGGACCATTTCAGAGTGAGTTCGGTGAAGCTGATTACACAGCTTATGACCAAAGCCAGCTTAAACCATTGTGGGAGGCCCTGAGCGCCTTCTGTGATGCCTGGCGGTTGCCTCCCGCGTTCTTCGAGAATCTCTGGCGGTGTATTGTCAACGCAGTGAAAGGTGGCAAGAAGACTGATGGCGGGATGAAATTCGCGGCGACCATCCATCCGCAAATGTTCTCTGGCATGAGCGTGACCAACATCGTCGGTGGGCTGTTCAACATTATGAATTATGTCAAAGCTATCCTGGAGGATATCACCATCGAAGAATCCAGTCGCCGGATCGGTTTCACAGTGAAACATGTGGCTAGAGACCGCTTTGCGGACGTGACCTTTCTACGCGGATGGTGGCAGCCTACTTCGGATGGTGACCACATCTGGATGAACTTGCCAAGCGCATGTCTCAAACTCGGGAAGATCTTCAAGGATCCGACTTCGCTAGTCAAAGGAGCGGGAGACCGTGCCGAAAAGACTGCCATCGTTTTCAGAGCGGTGATGGAAAGTCTGGCCAACGTGCCGGATGACTATCCACTCCTTGGAGCTATGAAACGATCAGCACGTCAGCTCGCCGGCCTAGACGAACGCATTCTCAAGCTATCCAAGGATCCATACATTACGGAGAACGCGCGATGGAAAACATACGGTGAAGGCAAACCGGACCGCGAAGCGGTCTTGGATGCTATGCACCATAGATACAATCTGACGGCTCTAGAAGTGGAAGAAATGGAAAAACTGTTTCTATCCGCTACGGAGCTACCTTGCTTTATTAGCCATCCGGGGTTCGAGAAACTCCGGGTGGCTGACTACGCTTAAGCGTAGTCGCCGGGGGAACTAAGAAACTTCCCCCCGGCCGGCTCACAAATCTTATATTAAACGAAGAAGAAAATGCCCAATGGCAATAACAAGAAGAACCGAAGAGACCGATCCCTCAATGAGAAAAGACTGGATAAGGTTGCGGACCGGACTATCTCGAACCAGAAAACTGCTAAAGCGCTCAATTCATTCGCTAAATCCACCAAGAAGACTCCAATGCCCACGGGAGTGCTCCCACATCCCCACGCCATGTTGACTGTGGAAGAAGCTAAGTACCATGAACGCATGCGTGGCGGCGAAGGGCACCCGGATATTCTGATCAACGACAATATTGAGTCCTCTCTCCATAGCCAGAGATATCGTACCGATTATGAGCGGCGTCTTACTGTAGAAGGCAACGGAGCAGCCCAGATTACGATCATGGCAGCCACCAATAGTGACCCCGGCGCCGACACCCCAAAAGCGTTCGCTACGGTCCCGTTGGCGCACGTCGGAGGGGCTGCCAACTATGGCTACGCCGGACCTTGTTCCAACCTGGATGGTTCGATCAAGAGTGCTGCGGTTCTCCTAAACAACATGCCCGTCACAGGCATGAACTTGAGAACCAACTCCTCAGGAACGTTCATGGACATCGTGGACCCAACCCGTCCGTGTCCCTTCACGGTTCCCGGCGATCGTTCAGGCAGCCAGCTTAGATGGCAACTGGTCAAGATACAAATCAGAGTTATCAACAGAACCATCGGAGCGAACCGGGGTGGACTTTGCTACATCATCCAGCCCACCAATCGACCTACCGATCTGGCGGATGTGGGACCACAGCCTATTGAGTTTGCCCAGCGGGGTATCTTCAAGGTTTTCGAGGATTGCGAGACCACGGGGCCTAGTACGTCCGACGGATGGGTCACCTTGAGCGTCAGAGACGGCCTCAACGCATATCATGCCAACGACGTGGGCAGCTCCAACTCTCTTGTAGGAGGCGCTGCTTATGTAGTCATGGAACCGCCGAGTTCTGACCAGGACATAGTCGTTATGACGAAGTTGTACTGGTCGTTGGCTGGGAGTGCCGTTCGAGGGATCGCCAGACCTCATGTCGTCTCCCGTGAACAGTCGGACAGAGCAGCCACAGCGAACAGTGTCATGCGGAATGCAAATATCATTCCTTCCGAGCAGAAGGGCAAGGAGCACATCCCTGCCGCTATCGCTCTCAACGACAGCCCAGCCTTGCAAGCGATCGTGACACCCCGTGCTACGTCTCTGGCGAAACTAGGAGGCGTTC